CCAGCAGAGCTAAGCGTTTTGTTTGAATCAATCGCAAAATACTCTGTTGGAGCGCCTGCAGTGCTCATTTCAAGAGCAACGACATAGTTAGCACTGCCAGTTGTCGTCAACAAAAACGTGTAAGCGTCAGACTTGCAATCGACCTCAAAAGCGTGGTCAGCTGCGGTTAACGCCGTAGATTCGCGATGCTCAACAGTGTTAGAGAAGCGTGTGACGGTGGTGGCCATTAGCTTTTACCCTTGGGTTTGCGACGCCGATGCTGATAGCTTATCTTCTTTGACCCCGTTTTTTCACGCTTAAATCGTGCTTTTTCAGCAGGTGTCATCTCACCAGTCGTCTTTGGCGTTTTAGACGACACTCGTTTAGACGGGCGACAGGCTGGATAGTCTCGTTTTTCACCTTTGGAACGGCCACAAGGCTTCCCGGTCTTTATATCGACCCATTTCTCGTCAAACCATCTGCCCAGACCTCCACGGCCCTTACTTGGCTTTTTTGGTTTTGCGGGTTTTCGTGGTTTTTTGCGTTCCGCCACTGGTTACCTTGCGATAAGTTCCGCCGCGCTTTTTATATTCGCGCACCAACCACGCATTTGCATACGCACTTGGATACACGTCGAATTTACGCTTGGCGGCGGCTTTGACGCGGGCGTAAAGAGCCTTATTGGTTGGCTCGTTTCTAACAGCCATGGCCATGACGCATCTTCTTAGAGCCTTTCTTCATGCCCTTTTTCTTGCTGGGCGGACGGCCTTTCTTTGTGCCGTAAGTCCCGGTCCCCTTCGGCATGACGCAAAATGCGACGACAACATCATTCTAAACCAGTTAGTACAGCCTGTAACTGGTAACACCAAGCGTTTCTGGCTTGGCCAAATTGAACTGCTGTAAACACAAATACCCAAACGCATCAAACGCATGGTCCACTCCTAAGTTTTTATTGGGTAAGCCAGTGCCTGGTGCGTAAGTCAATGTCCGCAATGACTTGATCAATTGCTTGCAACGTGGATGGATCAATACCCTGCGCTCACCAGTCGCATCTAGTAACCCCGTATTAACAGCTGTGATCTTGTCCCGGATCTTCCATGGCGATCGCGGTGATTGCACCGTAAAACCACTCTTTCGCAAAATTGCATGGTCAGTAACCCCAACACCACTTGTCTTTCGAGCGCTGCCCGTAGGGTCAGGACACGCAATTACCCTGCGCTCCACGCCATAGCGACGGGTAACCTCCTCGGCAAAATCCCAAGTGGTAGCCCCGCCTGTAAGCATGATCTCGTCGAAAACATACAGGTTGGTGCCGTCTTTGACCGCCACAATGCCGCTCATTGGGTCAACGTTAAAATCCACTCCTAAAAGCAATGGCTGAATCGATATATCCCTTGAATCCGTCGATATGTTCTCGTCCGAAAAGCTAATAGCCACCAAGCCGCTTAGGTTCTCGAAGCTAGCCTCAAATTCTTGGCGGAATGTGCGCTGGTCTAGTTGGGCACGGGCTGCCTCAACCTCAGTTTTGCTGACGTTACCCCCGTCAATCGTTGTAAAACTCCAGCGCTGCCACAATGCCGTTGGATCTTCTTCGACATAACACCACAAGTCATAAAACCAGCTAGCTGTACCGTCAGGTGTCGAAATAAATAGCGCCCAGCCTTCTTTATCCGCTAAAGCAGGTCGAATTACTTCAAACCATACGTCCGAATCCATGAAGGCGGCTTCGTCAAGGACTACGCCGCTAAGGCTGCGGCCACGTAGCGCCATTGCGTTCTCAGTTCCCTTTAATTCGATGGTGGAACCGTTGATTAGTTCGATGCGAAGGTCCGTTTCGTTCTTGGAGTGGATCCAAACCTTTGGAACAAGCTTTTTCAAGACGCGCCAAGCGATGTCCTTGGCCATTCGGTACGTCGGAGCACAGTAAAAAAAGGTCTCGCCTGGACGATTGATCGCTCCACGCAGCAATTCAACGCAGGCGAGGTAGGACTTGCCGAAACGGCGGCCTGCGACAAGGACTCGGAAACGTTTATCGCAAGAAAATACTTCGCCTTGTGCCCAGCGAAGTTCTATTGGTGCGGATTTTTGGCTCATGCCTATCACAATACAGAGGTTTTCAACCCCTACCCCCGTGCAAATAGGGCTTGTGGGCGGTTATTATCGAAAAAACGGTCGAACATACGTGGACAACGACGCACGCACCACGCAAGCCAAAGAAGACAGGGTGAGAAGGTTGTATCGGAGGCAGTTAGATGGGTTGTCAGCTAGAGCACTGGTTTATGACCATGCAGAGAAGGAGCAAGTTGGGATTGCTACTGCTTGGCGCGATTGGCGTGAGGTGAAAGAACTGGTTGATGAGGATTGGCAGGCTGATCGGGAAAATATGCTGGCAAGACTGCAGCACATGCGTACCAAGCTGTTTCATCAGGCCTTGAAGAAGGGGCAGTTGCAGACTGCAAGCCAGGTTTTGGACTCCATTGGACGGGTCATTGGTGAGTCCACTGAAGTGGTCAATATCCAAGCGCCTGATCTGACCATCAAAATTCAAGATAAAGCCGGTTAGTACAAACGTATCTTTTTAACCCCTGCCCCCGGCCTGACAGCTAGGGGCTTTTTTAGTACACGAGTGCTAGTTGGCGGATATATGTTTAAGTTACGGCGCGTAGCATATGCTACGTGACAATTGCAACACTGCCCCCAGTACACCTGTACTGTATCAAATGTTCAGAAGGTTCTGAGCCGGTAGTACAAGCGCACTATGTATCAAATGTACACAAGGTCCTAAACTGTACTACTTTTGTACTATATGTAAAATATATTACAGTGTATAAAATGTCGAGGGTCCCTGTAGCTTTTTGCCTTGTACTAGGGAAAGGGATGCTCTATAATATATTTAAGCGAGAGGGGGAAACCCGCCTCGCCCGACACTCTCCGAAAATCCCGACAGCAGCTTCCGGCTGCCCATCCCGACTAGGGCAATGGTCTAAGCGGTCACGGCTGACGCAAGTCAGCAACAGATTCGGAGAGTGCCCACACCCGCACCTTGACAATCGAGCACCTCTGATAGCTAAACGCTCCAGCAAGCCAGCAACCCTGGTCCTTCCGGGGTCAGCTGGCAAGCCGTGGCAGCCGTCCGCTCTTTTGCGGGCTCGCTATCAGCAGAGACAAAAAACCCCAACCCTTTCCAATCCCTTTCGATCATGCTCAAGTCTTATGCAAGCGTCGGCATTGGCGCAGTTCTCGGTTTTCTCTGCTTGGCACCAGTTCAAGCACTGATGAACGAGAGAGCCATCGAACGCTGCAAGGTCAAAGAAGCGGCAGGAACTCACCAGCTGGTGAGCTACTCAGAGGATGCTTTCGTCGGCACTGCCTTCGCTTGCATCGATCGTCGCTATCTCTGATGCCTTCGCTCTGTCCCTTCGGGGACAGTCCGAAGGTTTCACCTTCAATCCCCAAACGTTCCAACATCATGCAACTGCAAACAACGCGCACATTTGACGCCAAAGGCTGCCGGATTGACCTCAGCACCTGGGGTAACAATCTGACAATCAAGGACGAAAACGACGCAGTAACGTTCACAAATGTGAATCAGGAAGAACTGAGAGACGCCGTTCGCGGCTACATCTCAAGCCTCCGCTACAGCTGCACAGAAGATTCAAATGTGGACATGTGGCTGCAGCAACTGACCGAAACCGTTTCTGATGCCATCAAAGGACGTCAGGAACGCAAGGCCAAGGAAGCTACAGCATGACAACCGTTCAGGTTTGGCGGGGTTCTCCCGCCTCTGACGGTCTCGGCTGGTTAACGGTCGGACGTCCCAAGAACAAAGCAGCCGCTGAGGTCTTCCTAGCGAAGCTTCAGCGGTTGCGTCCTGATTATTGCTACAGGCTGGAGCCTACCGGCTCCGATTCTGTAACTCGTTCTCCTTTTGATTACTTCCATGCGAACCACTAAAGCGCACCTTACGGGATCGCTCCGAGTCTTAAACGAGATGTTAGGGCGACCTGTCAGCGAGTGTGTAGACGGCAAACATCAGACCGGCTGCATCACTTACGAACATTGGGGCAACTCGGTGTTCATCACAGAAATGGAAGGCAGCGCTAGCCGCAGACTTTCCGATTCTGGGACACTCAAGGAAGCTCATCAGTGGGTATGTGCAGCCATTAAAGGCGTGCAACTTACCCAGGGTAAAAATTTGGATTTTTAACTATGTTTTCCGTGATCATGCTGACCTGGGATGAGATCTCAGGCCAGAAGGTCGTGGCAACCGCTGCGACTCGCGAGGAAGCTGATCTCAAAGTGGATCAGCTTTCTGAACAGTTCCCCAATGCTTATTTTGACTATGAGAAAGATTGAATCCGAAATGATTTCAGCCGTCTGGAACCATAAAGACTGGAGCAAAGACAACACTAGCGTGAGCATCAAAGGATCTCACGCTATGGTTTTTCTCCATGGGAACCACATCGCAACGCTGAACCGTTTCGATCGTTGCATGGAGTTTTACGCTGGCCCAGATCGTAGATGGTTCAGCCGTACCACCTTCAGCCGTTTGAATGCCTTGGCGCTGCAATTTTGCGGCGTTAAACCTTTTTACACTAAGCGGCACGTTCCAATGATCAGCACACCAACCCGTGACAGGGAATGGACGATCAGGGACTTTTATAGCTTCAACGCCTGCGGCTGTTGAACCCAGCTCCCAGGAATGGGAGCTTTTTTTATGCTCAATCAGTCGCAAGCGGTATCAAATGATGCCCGTGCAGTTTGGCGCGGACGACCTTCTCACGGAGCCACGTTAAGCGTCCGGCATTCTTCCTGCCTTCTGAGTCCTGGGCGTACCAACGCAGCGCTTCAAGCAGCAGCTGCATCTCGTCTGGGCAGATGAACTCCGTTTTGATGCTTGGCTCCATTACGGCGGATTTTTTGGGTGAAGGCATTTTAGCTAGTTGACGCCTGCTGAATATACACTGTATATTGTAGAGAAGAACGGGCATTGGCCCGCTCCAGCAACCCCTAAAGACCCATGCACAAAGACAAGCAAGCTCTCACACTTGCGCTTCAGCTCGCCATCACTGCACGCACCAACAAGCAGTCACAAGATGCAACCGCAATCGCTGAACAGCTCGCAGCACAGCTAACAGCGCAAGAAGTCGAAACCTGCAAAAAAGCCGCTCTCCAATCCATCTATGGCTAATCGTCCAACTTTCCAGAAATTCCAGGAATCCAGAAATGGCAAGCCAATCTGAAATTCAGCATCGCCTCAGTTATGCACGCGCAATGATTGAACGCGGCGTACCTGATGCCTCACTAGCAACACTCCTCAGTGCTCGTTACTTCGTTTCACGCTCCACAGCATACGAAGACATGAAAACGGCCCACAACGACATCATGTTGTCTGACGATGGGCCAGCTACCGAAGACACAGAGCCTGGTGATCCCGTCGCTGCTCTAGCCATGCTCCAGCACAGGCTAGAAATCTCTATCGCTACTGGCGATGACAAGCAGACGTGCCAACTCATCAAAGCCATGGACACCGTAAAAAAATGGCGCGGCTACAACACACAACCTGTTTCCCCCTTCGCATGACAAACATCCTTGAAGTTCGCTCCATCATCAAAACCAGTCCCGACACCTACGACGTCGTGGCGGTTGTTGATGACATCGTTCCAACGCACATGGCCATCTATCACCCCGCTCACCTAGCACAGCCTGAGGAGTGGGGGCCTGCAGAATGCTGTGCTGTGCTGGAGATCCCTGGAGATGACTGCCCACATCCTCCGCTGGGCGCTCCAATCCAATATCTCATCACCTATCTCGAAAACTCCAACCTCTCCTGGACTCCAAACCATGCTCTCTGAATACGCAAAGATCCACATCGCTCTCGGCATCCTCAAAGGTGTCGCTGAACGCGAAGGTAAACGCCACCTCATGGATCAACAAACTACCTTCTCTATGCTCAATCTCCTCGAAGGTGAGATCATCCCTTCCCTTCAAAATGAGCTGGATTACGATCCAACACCGCAATATCTATGGGATGACCATGGCGGTGAACCTCCTATGACCCTGGCTGAAATGCACTCTCAGGCGCACCAACAACACATTGAGGCTCACTCATGAACTGCCCTAAATGCAGATCCTGCCTCAATAAAGTCAAAGAATCGCGTCCTGTAACAAGCAACGTTGACCAAAAACTGACAGGGCGGAGAGGTATGGTAAATCGCGCAAACTGTGGTTACTTCCTAGGAGATCTTCAAAGGAGAAGGCGATGGTGTAACTCCTGTGGGCATAAATTCACTACGTTTGAAGTTATTGCTGATGACCTCAATGGATTGTTCGATGTCCTCGCTTATGCCGAAAAACAAAACCCCTCAACTAAAACTGAACGGGTCGCTTTATCCATTGATAAATTAAAAGAACTTGTTGATGATATGGACGCAGCAACTTCTAGATTCCAACGCGCCATCAAAGATCTCTCTTAAGCCCAAGGCCAACACATCTCTACGTCTTCGCGCCAGCCATCAACAGGCATTACGCGCTGAGACATATACACCCTGAACAGGCGTTTCATCTCCTCTGGTGAGACGCCTGCTTCGCTTGCAGCGACACACATGTTGTATCGCACTCGATATACGTCATCTAAAACTTCCTCAAGTGGCTTCACTCAACCACTCCACTCACTAATCGCTCCAATCGATACCATCGCCTGATAACGGTCATTACGCTCCTGCCAGCGGCATTCACATCCACGCATCTCCAGTTCGCTCAGCATCCTTAACTGGACATTGCCGTCTGGCTTCGCAATCACAATCGCTCCAGCAGCAACCTTGATCCCAGACATCTCTTGTAACGCCAAGCTATAAGCGCCCAACTGGTCCTGGTGATCCACCAGCCATGGCTCAGGTTTGTCTGCTTCGCGACTGGTTGTCTTGAAGTCCAACAAAGTAAGACCGAGCGGTGTATCGATCAAGGCGTCTGCCGTTCCAGCAAAGCCGCTTGAGTGATTGACGCTGAACTCGCTGGCGTGGACAGCTGTTACAGATCCGCTGCCAATCCAATCGCATAAGCCTCTGGCGTGCTTACGGGCTGCCCAAGATACCTCCGGCGCTCCCTCCAACGACTTCTTAAGTGCCCAGGCGGTGATGGCTTTTGGAGGACGTGCCAAACCATCATCCCAAACCTTCCACGCTCCCTTCTTGTTGGCACTTTGACGTGCCAGCTTGGCTGCGGTCTTGAGTACATACTCACAGTGCTCATGAACAAGGGTTCCTCTGTCACATGCAATCTGACGCTCCGACTCGCTGCCAGGTTTCTTAGCCCAACGTTCCAAAGCATCCTTTTGAGACTGAGGAGCAGTGTGTTTCAAAATGTGAGTGACAGAGTAATAGACCTGCCCCTCCTCGTCCCGATAAACCCTGAAAGGGCCTGAGTTGTCCTGCTCTAAACGCCATTTGCGTAGAGAGGCCAGCTTGTCCTGTGCTTCTTCCTTAACTGGCATTTGCATTCCTCCTTAGCCATGCCTCTGAAAGCTCCTTCGCCTTCAGACCAATCAAGTCAAGGCTGGGAACGATCCCGCCAAAATCACCCACAGCAACATGGATATATCCATCCTCCAAAGCTGTAGTGATGGGCTCTGGAGGTTCTTGAACTTGATCTTGCACAGGTTGGCATAACTACCCAAGGCTAGGTTATCTCACCTCGGGGCTTTTGCAACTTGCCATCCAAGAAATTCATCTTCCGCCGCACCTTCTCACTAAGTGACCTGCTTGGTTTTCGCTGTTTTGGTGTCTTGGCAGAGCACTGGCAAGGCTTTTGAGAGGTCAAATGCCAGCCCTTGCCTTTTGGGCACTCATACGCATACAAGTGATTACCCCTGAAAGCTCTCCTGCCACCACGGTTGAAATCAGTGATCGCCTTGGAAGCAGCCTTCTTTGCCTCTCGCTCTGACTCATATATCGTCTTATCGCAATAACCACATTGCGTTTCAGGGTCTGGCAAAAGCTCGCCTAAAACCACGCGCCAATCAGCACTCTTTGTCATTCAATTTCGCTCCTTCCTATATTTTTCGAAGTACGCACGCCCCAACGCAGTCAACTTGCTCGCATCTCCTGTAGCAATTGCTTCGCGGGCTGATTCTTTTGCATGGTCTTGGATTCTGTCCCACTCGAAGCCGGTCAGCGGGTTTCGGCTTTCCCTGTAACGGTTCATTCATAGTAAAAAATAAAAAAAGGGGGGCCTTTCGGCCCCGTGTTTGTGTTCAAGCAGGGCTGAATGGATCACCGCCAGTGATCAGCATCTTCAGGTCGAAACCTTTCTTGGTCACTGCGTTCA